CCTTTAACCCCCACCCAAAGAGCCCGCCGCATGTCAAAAAACCCCGCCAACCCCGCCCTCGAAGAAAGCAGCGCCCTGTTTTTGCAGCGCGAAATGCAAGACATCATCACCACTGAAATCGGTATGAAACCCGAGTTTGCCGCCCTCATTGCCAGTGCCCTGGTGGCCGGCTGGCGCAAGCGGGCAGGGTGCCAGCGCATCTACATCCCGGCGGTGCCCGCCAAACTGGACCGCGACACCCAGATCAGGCGCGAATTCAACGGCACCAACCGCGAGGAAATTTGCCGCAAACACAACATCAGCAAGTCGCGGCTGTATCAGATTGTGGGAAGTTGATCCATCCATTCCAGTCTTTTTGCTTAAAAACTAGACCCCAACCCTGTTACTTTCCACGCCATGACCACACTCGCACAAGCTCAGGCCAAGCTGGCCGAATACCAGGCCGCCGAAACGCGGATTCTTGAGGCGCAAGAGGTGCGCGCGCAGTCCGGCGGGGTTGACCGCTGGGAGAAGCAGACCGAACTGGCGCTGGTGCAAAAGGGCATTGCCCAGTGGCAGCGCACGGTTGACAACCTCACTGCCCAGGCTGCCGGGGTGGGTAATTTTGCTGGCCTGAGTTACAGCCGCGCCAATTTTGGCAACCCCAGCAGCCGCTTTTGATGAGTCCGCCCACCATGCCAAAAAACACCGCCGACACTTTGCCGTCATTTAATCTGGTTGACCGTGTGGTGGGGTTTTTCAGCCCCCTCAACGGCTTGAAGCGGGTCAACGCCCGCCATGTGCTCAATGGCCTGGTGCAAAGCTCCAGCCGCGCGCATGAGGCCAGCAGCCCCGGCACGTCACGCAAGTTTTACCGTGACCGGCTCAGCCCGAACCAGATCGTGCAGCAGGGCGCCGCCGCCCTGATGGCGCAAACCCGGCACATTGAGCGCAACAACGACATTGGCCGTGGCATTTTGCGCACCATGACGAACAACATCGTTGGCCCCAACGGTATTGGTGTGGAGCCGCAACCCCGGCGCAAAGACGGCAGCATTCACGAGGAATACGCCGCCGCCTTGCGTGCTGCCCACCGCGAATGGCGCGCCGCTCCCGAAGTGACCGGCCTGTACAACGACGCCGCCATGCAGCGCCTGTGCGCCCGCACTTGGGTGCGCGACGGCGAGGTGTTTGCCCAGGAGCTGATTGGCTTTGTACCCGGCCTGGCCCATGCCACTGCGGTGCCCTACAGCCTGGAGGTTTTTGAGGCCGATTTGGTGCCTTTGAGCTTTGACCAGGGCGAGCGCATACGCCAGGGCATCGAGCGCAACGCCTGGGGCAAGCCCGTGGCCTACTACAGCTACAAAGGCAACCCGCTGGACGGCACAGTGGCCAACACCATGTCGCCGCAAGACCTCAAGCGCATTCCGGCAGAGCGGGTGGTGCATGTGGCCATGCGTGACCGCATTGGGCAAATGCGCGGCATCAGTGAGTTTGCCAGCATCATTGCCCGGCTGGAAGACATCAAGGACTACGAAGACAGCGAGCGCATTGCCGCCAAGGTGGCCGCCGCGCTGACCGCCTACGTCAAAAAGACCAACCCCGAGGGCTTTGACCCCGCCTCAGTGCGAACCGATGAAAACGGCAACGCCATACCGCGCGACTTGCGCTTGACGCCCGGCATGATTATTGACGGCTTGTCTGTGGGCGAGGAAATTGGTTTGATTGACAGCAACCGGCCCAACCCCAATGTGGTCACTTTCCGCCAAGGCCAGTTGCGCGCCGTGGCTGCCGGGGTGGGGGCCAGCTACAGCAGTATTGCCCGCGACTACAACGGCACCTACAGCGCCCAGCGCCAGGAGCTGGTGGAGCAGTGGATCAACTACGCCGCTTTGACCGACGCCTTCACCGGCCAGTTTGTTAAACCCGTGTGGGAAAGTTTTGTTGCCGCCGCCGCCCTGAGTGGGCACGTCAAGGTGCCTGCCGATGTGATGCCGGGCACCGAGAACGACGCGCTGTTTATTGCCCAGGCCATGCCGTGGATTGACCCGCTGCGCGAAGCCAATGCCCTGGTGGAGCTGACCAAGGCCGGGTTTACCAGCGAAGTGGCCGCCATTCGCAAGAGCGGACAAAACCCGCGCGACGTGCTGGAGCAAATCAAGCAGTGGCGCACTGAGGTCAAGGCCGCCGAGCTGGTTTTCAGCAGTGATGCCGCCAACGACAAGGCGCCCGCCTTTGGTGCCGCACCGCCGCCCAGCAGCAAAAAATAAGTGTTTTTGCAAGTTGCAACAAAGCCACCTTAACAGGTGGCTTTTTTACGTCAACTGTTTTTAAAAGTGCAAAAGTATTCCAGTATTTTTGCTTAAAAACTAGACCGCGCGGGGCCTACATTGCCCCACATGACACAAAAAACCCCACCCGAAGCCAGCGAACCTGCCGCCCAGTCGTGGTACAGCATTCGCCAGAAAACCCCGGTAGCCGCTGCAGCAGCGCAAGGTGCGCAGGCCGAGGCTGAAATTTTCATCTACGGCGACATTGGCGAAAGCTGGTGGGCTGACACCGTGACAGCGGCGCAGTTTGTCAAAGACATTGCCGCCATCAGCGCGCAAGCCATCACCATCCGCATCAACAGCTTTGGCGGTAGCGTGCCTGACGGCGTGGCCATTTTCAACGCCATCAAGCGCCATGCCGCCACCGTGACCACGGTGGTTGATGGTGTGGCCATGAGCATTGCCAGCCTGATCGCCATGGCTGGTGACACGGTTGAAATGGCCGAAAACGCCATTTTGATGGTGCACGCCCCCTGGACTGGCGTGGCCGGCAACAGTGCCACGCTGCGCGACACCGCCGACATGCTCGACCAGTTTGCCGCCGCCATGAGCACCAGCTACGCTGCCAAAACCGGCAAGCCGGTGGCCGACATGCTGGCCCTGCTGACCGACGGCGCCGACCACTACTACACCGCCACCGAGGCCAAAGACATGGGCTTTTGTGACGCCATCACCGCCGGCCTGCCGGTGGCCGCCAGCGCGGCCATGCGCATGCAAGCCCAAACCCGTTTCCCCCGCCCCGTGGCAGCCGCCACACAACCTCAGAAAGACCCCACCATGACTCAAACAGTCAATCCCCAGGCGGCTGGCGCACAACCCGCCGTGCCTGATGCCACCGCAGCCGTGCAGGCCGCGCTGGTTGCAGACCAAACCCGCCGCGAAGCCATTTTTGCCAGCTTTGGCAAATTTGCCGAGCGTGATGGCGTGGCCGCCCTGCGCGCCCAGTGCCAGGCCGACCACACCTGCACCGTTGAAGCCGCCGGCCTCAAGCTGCTGGCCCTGTTAGGCAAAGAAGCCACCCCCGTGGCTGGCCACACCATTGTCAACACCGTCAAAGACGAGTCTGACAAACACCGCGAAGCCATGGTGCTTGCTGTGTTGGCCCGCGCCAACATTGCCACCGACAAGAGCGGCCCGGTGCGCGTGGACGCATCCAACCCCTACCGTGGCCGCAAGCTGCTGGCCCTGGCCGAAGTGTGCCTGGCACGCGCCGGCATGAACACCGCCGGCATGGACCAGCGCGACATCGTTGCCGCCGCCTTCACCCAAGGCACGGGCGACTTCCCGGTGTTGCTGGAAAACGTGATGCACAAGACCCTGCTGGGCGCCTATGCCTTGCAGGCCGACACCTGGACCACCTTTTGCGCCCGTGGCAGTGTGAGCGACTTCCGTGCCCACAACCGCTACCGCGTGGGCTCACTGGGCAACCTCGACAGCAAGAACGAGCTGGGTGAGTTCAAGAACAAAACCATTCCTGACGGCGAAAAAGCCAGCATCACCGCTGGCACCAAGGGCAACATCATCAACATCAGCCGCGAGGCCATCATCAACGACGACATGGGCGCTTTCACCGGCCTGGCTGCCAACCTGGGCCGCGCTGCCAAGCGCACCGTTGAGGCTGATGTGTATGCCACCCTGGCGCTCAACGCTGGTTTTGGCCCCACGCTGGAAGACGGTGTGACGCTGTTCCACGCTGACCACAACAACGTGTCTACCGGCGCCCCCACGGTGTTGTCGTTTGACGCGGCCCGCGTAATCATGGCGGCACAAAAAGATGTGAGCGGCAATGACTACCTGGCATTGACCCCGGCGGTGTGGCTTGGCCCCACTGGCATCGAAGGCGCTGCCAAAGTGGTGGTCAACAGCACCTACGACCCCGACGCCAACAACAAACTGCAGCGCGCCAACATTGCCGCTGGCCTGGTGCAAACCATTGTGGGCACGCCGCGCCTGAGTAGCACGCCCTGGTTCATGTTTGCCGACCCAACGCAGGCCCCGGTGCTGGAAGTTGCCTTTTTGGACGGCAACGACACGCCTTACCTGGAGCTGGAAAACGGCTTCACGGTGGACGGTGCGCGCTGGAAAGTGCGCATGGACTACGCCGTGGGCGCCCTTGACTACCGTGGCGCAGTGCGCTCCACCGGCGCTTAAACCCCCTCAACCCCTGGAGAAAATACGATGAATTCCTACATCCAAGAGGGCGAAGTCCTCACCCTGACCCCCGCCGCAGCGGTTGCTGCTGGCGAAGGCTACCTGTTTGGCGCGGGCCTGTTTGGCGTGGCCATCAACCCGGTGGTCATCAGCACCCCAGGCGAGTTTTTGACCGAGGGTGTTGTCACCATCGCCAAGACCAGCGCGCTGGCCATCTCTGTGGGCGACCGCCTGTTTTGGGACGCCGGCAACAAAGTGGTCAACAAAACCAGCGCTGCGCAGCAGTGCGTGGGCGTGGCTGTGGCTGCTGCCGCCAACCCGTCGAGCACTGTGAGCATGAAGATGGGCCAGTTTCTGCCGGTGGCAACCTAAGCCCTAGGCCAAACCAAGCACCGAGCCCGCCATGAGCTTCGCCGCCCTGCAATCCCGCGCCAATGCCACAGCCTTAAACCGGCTGGGGCAAGACGTGGTGCTTGCGGGTGTGACGGTGCGCGCACTGTTTGACCAAATCTACACCCCCAGCGAGATTGGCGCCGCAGGCATTGCCCGCACCCAGTCCAGCCTGGGGGTGCTGACCAGCAGCGTGCCGACAGTCATCATGGATTGGGTGTTCAACTACACCGAGCCGGCGAACCCCGCCGACCTCGAAGTGGTGATTGACGCCAACACCTACACCATTGTGGCGCTGGAGCACGACAGCATTGGCATGAGCACGCTGATTTTGGAGCGGGCATGAGCACCACCTACCACCTCCAGGTGTACGACGCCGCCGTGGCCGCGCTGCAAGCGTTCCCCGCGCTGGCTGACGGCAACGTCAAAACCATGCGCAGCACCAACCGGCCCATGCCCGAGGGCGTGAGCCAACAGGTGCGCGTGTTTCTTGACCCCACCACACCCCGCAGTTTGGTGGGCGGCAACGCCCCGACCGACTGGGTGACCCGCATCCGTGTGGAGTGCATGACGCGCGATGTGGCAGGTGCCGACCCGGTTAAAGCGTTTGACGCCGCCAGCCTGTTGGCCGCCCAGGTGCACCAGCGCCTGTTGCAAGACAGTGCCCTACAGGCTTTGGTCAGTGAAGTCTCGCCCGCTGGCATGCAGTGGGTAGAAGACGAAGCCGACACCGGCCTCATGGCCTGCCAGTGTATTTACACCGTGCAACACCGCACGCCCTTTACCAACCTGACGGTTTAACACCATGCAAACACCCACCCCCGACATCAGCCACGGCGGCAGCTACCTGGTAGATCCCGCCA